TATATTTATGCATAGATCCTCATTGCAAATATACCAAAGTAGACAACAATCCACAACAAATTGAAAAAATAATTACAATTTATTGTCTTTTTTATTGGGCATCTGTATCATAGTATGATACAATAAATCATGTAAGACAAACTTACTATCTAACCAAAGGAGCAAACAATGAAAGAATCAACATTTGAAACATTATCAAAGATAAACTGTGATGAATTTGTAAGAACCAAAGGATCAGCAAACCTTAAATATCTATCATGGGCTGATGCTTGGAAGATATTAATATCAAACTATCCTACAGCAAAATCAACAGTATATGAAAATAAACATGGTTTGAATTATCACCATGATAATAAAACAGGTTGGATCAAGGCGGGAGTTCAAATAAACGACATAGAGCATATTGAATATCTAGCAATAACAAACCATTATAACAAGTCTATACCATTGAAAGACATAACGAGTCAGGATGTAATAACAACGATTCAAAGGTGTATTACAAAGGCGATCGCTAGACATGGTCTAGGTTTATATGTTTATCGAGGAGAGGACTTTCCAAAAGATATTCTAGTTGTAGGATCTGATAACTGGCAAAAAGAATTACAGTACATCAAAAACAATTACAGACAACCTTATAAAAGTATTTCCTCTTACTTCAAAAGCAAGTATATTCTAGATCGTGAATCTGTTAAGGCGATATTGAAAAACTATGATTCTTTTGGTGGTATTGTTCCAAGCAAGTTGAAAAAAGAATATCAAATAGGTGAAAGATGATTTTTATCAATCGACATAGCAAGCAATTGATACTCTCTTACAAGGGAGTATCTGTATATTTAGAGACTACAGAAACAATAGATCAAACTAGCAAACAGAAAGCAGAGAAGGATTTAAAGAAATATCAAGATCAAAAAAAGGATCTGTTAGATATATTTCACAAGATAGAACATTCTTTTGAGATTTCCGATGTTTGGATCAGTGGATGCTCTTTATATGTATTATACAACAAAGAAGAGAGAAGGATGATATCTAGAAAATACTTTGAAGGCCTTCAGAAGAAGTTCAGGAAAAGAAAAGGCTTTTATCTTTACATATAAAATCGATCTTTTTTTATTCATCAAGTACTGGGATCACTGTGCATCTACAGTTTATGTCCTCTTTGGCTTGACCAAAAGAAGCAGGAGAAGAGGTTTCATAACCTCCATACAGAGACGATAGTTTAAAGTTTTCATTTGCTCCCACTATGACACCATCAAGAGATTTGTGTGAATCCCTTACTCTATTATCATCAGCACTTAACCACTGCTTTTTAACCTGTATTCCTTGTGCTGTGAGTTGTTTATAACTCTCTACTGTACTTTGATTGACTACTCTAGTTGCTTCTGTTCTGGCTATTCTATTGGCTCTTCCTAATGTAAAGATACCACTTTGATCATCTTGAAGAAGATTCTTAGCAATCTCTCTCGTAGATAATCCATTTTCAAGACCTCTTTGCACAAAAAAACCGATAGATTGACCTGTTGATCTTGTGATATCTATCACTGATTCATTCCAAATCTGTCTAGCATAGTCACGACCGCCAAAAACAAGATCCAAAGGTCTTTCTTTTCCTGCTCTTCTATATAGATCATCTAGTTGCTGATTACCTGTAAGCATCCACCATCCGATCCATTTTTCCCCAACTGCCTTCTGTAGTTCTTCTCTTTCTGTTACCAAATCTAACAATTCAGCACTGAATACAATCTCTCCTTTGGTTATTCCTTTCGATTCTATTTTTTCAATTCTCTTTACATATCTTTTTTTCGCAGCTGTTAAATAACTTTTGAATGCTCGCAATAAATCTTTCTCTGCTTTTCCTTGTGAGTTTTTCACCCATTTAGACCAATATCTTTTTTTTGCTCTCTCTTCCTTTTTCGTTGCATCAATCTTCTTCTTCATTTGATTGATAACCTTTTTCATTTTACTTTGACCTATAGAACCGATCGCAAGCCATTTGATCTGGGCTACGATTCCTGCAATCGTTGAGAGGTTGACAGGATGATCAGCATCTGAGAACTGAGATCCATCTTTGAGATGTCGGGCGATCCATGCCTCTCTAAGTTTGATAGCCCGTTCTTCTGTTAGATTCTTTGGTGTGCCTCCCCTTTTCGCTATTGGATAGAGTTTTTTATACTGTTCGTTTCCTCTAATATTACCGCCTGCTCTCCATATACTAGGATAATTCAGTTTAAGTTTTTCAGCATAATCAGCGTCAAAAGTCCGGTACTGGGAGTTTCTGAGACTGATCTTTTTATTGTCTCCTCTTTTTGGAAAGTTGGTAAGTTCTTGTTCATCTTTTTTTTTACTGTCAAAACCTAGATATGAATCCAGAAGAACGGGGGCTTCCATCTTTAAAACATCGAAGTATTGTTTGATTACTTGGTAGGCTGCTCTTCTTTCATCTTCTGTGATTGGAGGCCTTCCATATCGACCGTTGAGATGATCAACAGCAAGATCGAGAAGATCTTTGAATACAACTATCTTTCCTTTTCCCGGTGTTGCATTTAGAATATCATCAGTGTCTAATCTTCTACCTATTCTGATATAATATCCTTCTTTCATTTGATCTTGATTCTCATTAAAAAACAAATGAGCTTGTTTGTAGTCTCTCCAGTTTGCAGGAGTACCAAGAATGTTTTTCAATATCTCATCCTCTTCCTGTACTTGTGGATTGTTAGGAACATTTACCACTTCCATAGAATCAAGATACTCAGAATCAAACCCTTTTACGTTGTACGGGAGTTCTTTGGTTTCTAACAGGTCAAATAGTTTTTCCTCTCCACTCATAGGATGATCTTTTGGTAGTAAATCAGTATCGTGTTTGCCTGATCTATATCTTTGATTACGAAGAGCATAGAGAAAAGAATTCACTCTAGCCATGGCCCACTGTTGGGCACTGTTCACTGAGGGACGAACGCTGGCAGGGTTATTTTCGAAGGCCCCCAACCCTCGATGGTAAGACACAGCCAAATAATTAACATTTGTTACCTTCTTCTTAGGATTAGATCCGTGTTCTTCGTTATGTTCTTTTGCTTTGCGTTTGAGTGCTGTCTGTGTGCCTTCAGGGAGTGCATTCATAGCGGCTCGTGCATTTGACTTATCTCCATAATCAACCGCCTTGAATACATCGAGAAGATATCGAACATTCTCATCTTCTTCTTCTCCTATGTCTTGAGGTTCTTGTTTTCGTGGGAACTCTAGACTTTCAGCAGCATAGGCAACCTCCGGAGCAATACCAAAGAAAATATGCTTCTCAACACGCATCAATTTATCATTTCTTACAGATTGCAATGCCTCAACTTCTGTGTAATCATGCTCAAAGTGTAGATCATCTTCCCATAGTCTAGCAATACGAGTGAACAACAATCCTATTCTTTTACCTCTCTTTATTTGGTTACTCCAATATTCTACCGCTTGCTGTCTACCTAATGCATAGTTTGCAGTTGGAAGACCTAGAACAGAAGGAGGTACACCCAAAACAGCAGAGATAGATTCTCGTGCAAAGGTTCTAGATGCTTGGAATTCCATATCACGAGGTGATAACTGTAGCATGTCTATTTGTACTTGACCTGACATAACCATAGCACCGCCTGACTTTTGCATACCTTTATATTGATCAAGGATCTGTCTTCTCACTTCTTTATTCCATATGTCACCATCTTCTTTTGGTGACAGAAGAACATCAGGACGACCCTTTGAAGTTGCTTCTGATACGAGTTTTTGAGAGTTGAGATCAGCATCTAGTTCTCTTGCAAGTGGTTGTATTGCACCTGTTCCGTATAATGCTTGTGGCCCCTTTTGATATCCTGCATTCTTACCGTGTATGATTCTTTCCGGTGGATACATAACAACAGAACCGCTTGAATTATGCTCATAACCTACAAGCCCCTTTTGTGGATCTGTAACGATTCTAACCTCTTCTGGATGAAGTCTAACCATAGAGACAGGACGATCAGAAGAACCCAGAAGAAGAATATAACAATTACCTGATAAGGTGATATCAATAGTGATCTGTTCTCTAAATAAGAACTCATCAACATCTGTTGAAGGCACTCTAATTAAATCTAATACAGGATGATCCATAACTTCAACGGCTTGATCTCCATAACCTTTGATTAATCGAAGAGGAAGAGCGGCAAGATCTTGAGATAGTCTTTTGACACCCGCATGAGTATAGCCATGAATCCCAAATGCATCCATTGAAACCTGTGCTGAGAATGTATTGTTTACACCGCCCGCACTATTCCAACTAGCACCTCTGTTTTCCTCTTTTGGCTTCTCAATTTGCTTTGCATAACTCTTGCCTAATATAGCATTATATAACCTAACAAAATAATTATCACTCATTGTATACTCCTATTGTGTGCATTATATCTTATAATTTATTCTTTGAAGGTCTTATATTGTCCTCTTATTTATGTGCCAACATTCTACGATATTGCATGATTCCATATCTCAGAGAATCCATCGCATGATCATTTGTTTTTTTCACGACATCCTTTTTACTTTTATTATCCCATTTGTAGAGCCTGAACTCTCTCAAAGTGTTTTTCACGTCCTTAGTAAATAACAATCTCGATTTGCCTTCCTTATCAATCTGCAAATACTCTCTAACCATATTGATGCCTTCATTGACACCCAAATGTTTTGGGGCCGGCAACGTTCTTATATGACATTCTCTCCCGAGTGTGAGACGCCCATCTTTACTTTCAGGGTCTGCTACATACCAATGTATCTCCTCATTATGTAACTTGTTGATTCTGTTGATCTCTCTACCTGATTCTATCGTTGTATGATTCACCCAATACAACTCACGATATACAATCAAAGTAGTATCAGAAGAGTAGTAACCAGCGGGGGCCTCAGCAACCCACAAAGCACAGAAGGGATGAGAAGAACCAAAGTCAATAGATATATATCTTCTCCAGTGATCAGGAATTTCTTCTATGTCTATCAGATGGGTATCTTTCGAAAACTCAGGATAAACTAGACCGGATTGAGAAGAGAACTCACCAAACAATCTAGATCTTTGAGATGCTTCTGTAAGATGTGATACTGTTTTTCTCATCTTAAAACTAGATACATAAGGATTATCTAGACCCGATATTTTTACAACTTCAAACCCCTTTGCAGGATTTTCTACAAATCTTTCAAACATCCAAGATAAACCTTTGAGAGGTGTAGCTGTAATTATTACTTTACCTTTCTGATCTACTGTTCTCAATAAACACTCGTGAAATATACCCTCATCATTTGGCTCCTCATCGATCCAACACAACGATATGCTTGATCCTTGGAAGGCATCTCTACCACTGTCACAAGATTTATTTACTATTCTTCCACCATTGGGAAGGATTGCAACGGCTTGATCTTGTGCGTTCCATCTAGTTTTCTTTGTGCCAATAGGAAGATATTTATCTAACTTTGGCCTGAGATATTCTAGACCATCTTTATAACTCAGAGAAGCACACCAAACAGTAGAAGGATTCTCTGGAACAAGATCAAGAGGTAGGTTATTAAGTTGCAACCAATCTCTGACATATTGCTCTTTTGAACCGCTCGCAAAGGCTACAGATAGACATGCTCCTACTTCTGTTTTCCCTGCCCTGTTACCTCCTGATATCAGAGTAGCCTCAGAACCCAAAGAGAGAAGGGAATGCTGTTGTGAGGTTCTCTTCTCTGTAATATCACAATGATTACACCTATATAGATCCCCTTTGATTCTTTTCATAGGACGACCACAACCCCGTTCACGTTCTCCTGTTATGCCTGTGTAGTTGTGGCAATGAGGAACCCAAAGAAGAGAAACAGAAAGAGGATAGTTCTTTGCATACTCAATCAGTTGTTGCTTCTTTCT